ACAATCTCCCATCACTTAGAAATCTTACAACTAGCGTTGAGCGAGCAGCAAGTACACGTAAGTACCTTAAAGCATTAGATGGTAGACATATACATATAAGAAAAGTTTACTCATCTTTAAATACTTTATTGCAAGGAGGCGGTGCAGTTATTATGAAGACTGCTTTAGTACTATTAGATAATAGAATTAAACAACTAAATCTCGATGCTAGTTTTGTAGGTAACATTCACGATGAATGGCAGATAGAAGTTAGAGAAGATCAGGCTGAACAAGTAGGACAGCTAGGAGTACAGGCTCTTAAAGATACTACAGAAGTATTAAAACTTAATTGCCCTTTAGATGGAGAGTATCAAATAGGAGATAACTGGAGTGAAACACACTAAACAGCTATATCTTTTTGAAGAAGAAGATTCTTATGAAGAAGCAGAAGGACATACTTGTATTAAATGTAATACTTATAAAGAGACTTCAGAGTTTCCTTTTAGAGAAACTATAGGTACATCACGAAGATCTATATGTAGAGATTGTACTTCTATTCATACTAAGATAGTAAAAGAATTAAAACAACAGTATCCTAAACCTCTTGATCCTAACTATACGTGTCCTTGTTGTGATAAGATGGAAAAAGAACTAAAAGAATACGGTAGATGGCAAGACAAATCTGTTTGGGTATTAGATCACGATCATTCAACTAATACTTTTAGAGGATGGATATGTAATAATTGCAACAATGCACTAGGAAGATTCGAGGATAACACCGATACTTTAGATAGAGTTATAAAGTATTTAAATAAACACAAGGAAAACTTATGAAGAAATTAGATACAGTAGTAGAAGACATCTATAAAGAAGTATCTAAAATTAGTGAAGGTAAAACTTTAAAGGTTACTGAAAAACAATTAGATGAATTTGCAGCAGGTATGAAGTCAGCTATGAAACATTGGCTTACTCCAAGAGAAGTAAAGAAACCCTATTTACGTATGTCTAATATAGGCAGACCTGAAAGACAACTTTGGTATGATATGAAGTTAGATCCTAAAGAAAATATTATAGATGCCTCTACTCAAATTAAATTTTTATATGGACATTTACTAGAAGAAGTTGTTTTGTTTTTAGTTAATTTATCAGGCCATAAAATAACAGATCAACAAAAAGAAGTTAAGATAAAAGGAATCAAAGGGCATATGGATTGTAAGATAGATGGAGAAGTTGTAGATATTAAGTCAGCTTCTAACTTTGCCTTTAGAAAATTTAAAGATGGTACACTACCTAACAAAGATTCTTTTGGTTATCTTGCACAGCTTGCAGGCTATGAAGAAGCAGAACAATCTACAGGTGGAGGATTCTTAGCTATTAATAAAGAGTCAGGAGAGTTGAGTTTATTTAAACCTCAAAGTCTAGATAAACCTAATATTAAACAAAAGATTGATACACTTAATAAACAATTAAAAAAGAAAACACCGCCTGCTCGATGTCACGCACCTGTACCTAACGGCTCTTACGGTAATATGCAACTACCTACAGAATGTAAATGGTGTCCACATAAATTTGTATGTCATAAAGATGCTAACGAAGGTAAAGGATTAAGAACATTTAAATACTCAACAGGTTTAACTTACCTAACTAAAGTTGTACGCTTACCTAAAGTAGAAGAAGTAAATGCCTAGAAGATTTCCACGAAAGATAAGACCAAGAGAAAAGAACGTACCGAAAGGATACGATAGTAAGTGGGAGTATACACTACATCAAACTTTACTTAAGTCTTGGAATCATCATACAGATAAAGTACCTTACGTTGTAGAACATAAGTATGAGCCTGACTTTGTAAAAGATAGAATACTTATCGAAGCTAAAGGTAGGTTCTGGGATCACGCAGAATATAGTAAGTACATCTGGATCAGAAAGTCTTTACCTGATACAATGGAACTTATATTTTTATTTCAAAAACCTTATGCCCCTATGCCAGGAGCTAAGAAAAGAAAAGATGGTACTAAAAGAACTCACGCTGAATGGGCAGAAGCTAATGAGTTTAAATGGTACTCCGAAGAAACTTTACCAGAGGAGTTTAGATAATGACAGACGTAGTTAATAATCCAGAGCATTATAATCAAGGACAAGTAGAATGTATTGATGCAATTAAAGCTATGCTTAGTATAGAAGAATTTATAGGCTACTTACGCGGTAACTCTATGAAGTATCGGTGGAGATTTAGATATAAAAACGGACTAGAAGATTTACGTAAAGCTGAATGGTATGAAAATAGATTACTTAAGGCTCTAGAAGAATCACAAGAAGAACTAAAAAATTATAAGTATATGAATCAATATATACCTAACGGTAAAATAAGAGAAGGGTGGAAAAAATGATTGGAACTTTATTGTATATGATTCCTTTTTTTGGAATGTTAGTAGGTACTTACTTTATCTATACTGAAGATATGGCTGCAGGATATATTATGGCAGTATTGGCTTTAACTCAAAGTCTTATTTGTCTTTCGTATATATTAAAACAAATAGTATTAGCAGGTACTGATGGAAGATTAGAAATGGAAGTAGAGTTATGGGATGCTCTTATGCCTGTCATCTTCTTAGTATTATCTGCTATTTCTTTTTTATTAATTAATAACAAATTATTAGGAACAGTAATATGACAGCACAAACTAATGAATTACCAACAAACTATCAACAGTTTATACATCTAAGCAGATATGCTAGGTGGAATGAAGAGAATCAACGTAGAGAAACGTGGGAGGAAACAGTAGATCGTTACTTTAATTTCTTTGTAACACACATACAAAAGCTTGAGCCTGACACAGCACACGTTACTATAAAGGTACGTGATGAATTAGAAGAAGCTGTACTTAACTTAGATGTTATGCCAAGTATGCGGGCATTGATGTCAGCAGGTAAAGCATTAGAGCAAGATAACGTTGCAGGATTTAACTGTAGTTATGTAGCTGTCGATAACGTCAGAGCCTTTGATGAAACACTATACATACTTATGTGTGGTACAGGCGTAGGTTTTAGTGTAGAGCGTCAGTATGTTAATCAACTTCCTGATCTACCTGAAGAACTATTCAATACAGACACAGTAATAAAAGTAGCTGACTCTAAGATTGGATGGGCGAAGTCCTACAAAGAACTACTGTCGTTACTGTATGCAGGACAGATTCCTACGTGGGATGTGTCTAACATTAGACCTTATGGTGCTAGACTTAAAACCTTTGGTGGTCGTGCTAGTGGTCCTGCTCCACTTGAAGAGTTATTTAATTTTACTATCAACATATTCCGTGATGCTATTGCAAAAGGACAGCGTAAGCTTGTGTCCATAGACTGCCATGATTTGATGTGTAAGGTCGCAGAAGTCGTAGTCGTAGGGGGAGTAAGGCGAAGTGCTTTAATCTCTCTCAGCAACCTCTCAGACAACCGTATGCGCAATGCCAAGTCAGGTGCTTGGTGGGAAGACAATCAGCAGAGAGCGTTATCTAATAACTCAGTAGCATACACAGATGCTGCAGAAACTGGTGCGTTTATGCGTGAGTGGTTGTCTTTGTACGAGTCTAAAAGTGGTGAACGTGGTATGTTTAATCGTCAAGCTGCAGAGAAACAAGCAGCTAAGAACGGTAGACGAGAAGAATACGAACACTTTGGTTGCAATCCTTGTAGTGAAATCATTCTACGCAACAAGCAGTTCTGTAATCTTACTGAGGTTGTGGTTAGACCTGATGATACAACGGCTACTCTTAAAAATAAAGTAGAGCTTGCTACCATACTTGGTACGTTTCAAGCTACACTTACAAACTTTAGATACCTTACAAGTAAATGGAAACAAAACACAGAAGAAGAATCGTTACTTGGAGTATCGCTTACAGGTATCATGGACAATAACGATATGGTAACTGGATATAATATAGATTTAGATTATCTTAAAAAATATGCTGTGTCTGTTAATAAGTTATGGGCTAAGAAACTAGGTATCCCCCAATCCGCAGCAATAACTTGTGTGAAGCCTAGTGGAACAGTTAGTCAACTGGTCGATAGTGCTTCAGGTATTCACACTAGACATAGCCCATACTACCTACGTACTGTCAGAGCAGATAAGAAAGATCCGTTAGCTAAACTAATGGTAGATGCAGGTGTATATCACGAAGATGATCTTACTAAGCCAGAGCATACCTATGTGTTTTACTTTCCCATGAAGAGTCCTAAAGGCTCTCTCACAAGGAAAGACTTCACAGCCATACAACACTTAGACCTTTGGAAAGAGTATCAGGATAACTGGTGTGAGCATAAACCATCTGTTACTATCTCAGTTAAAGAGAACGAATGGTTAGACGTAGGTGCTTGGGTATATAAAAACTTTGATGATGTATCAGGTATCTCGTTCTTACCATACTCAGATCACTCATACAAGCAAGCTCCTTATCAAGAGATTACTTATAACGAGTATCGTAAGTGGTTAAAGAAAACAACAGACAAAGTAGATTGGTCTAAGATAACAGAGTACGAAACAGAAGATAACACTGAGAACACTAAAGAGCTTGCATGTAGTGCAGGTACTTGTGAGATAATTTAATATGGAAAAGAAAACAGAAGCAAATTTAATAAGTTTTAAAGTACTTCTTAATCGTGACAATCAGCTAATAACAGAGATGTCTGTACTGCCTGAAAAACATATTGATAAGTTATTTCATGTTGACGAAGCTTGGATCGTGCGTAATGTTATAAACAAAAGTAAAGACAAACTACATAACATGCACGATTATCTTCAAGCAGAATTACAAGCTTTGCAAGAAATGTAAAGGTTAACTTCCTTGTTTAATATTAATAACAGAGGAGCTGCCTCCGTTAGTAGTAACTCTGTTTACTTTACCTTCTTGTTCAATCGTTATACTGTATGAACCATCTTTAGATACGTTCATCTCTAGTGTATCTTCTATAGCACGTAAAAACTTTAAGTTTGTGTCAGTAACAAAGGTACTAATTTGGGTGTCACCATCGTAGCCTACTGCAGTACCTTTTACTCCATCTGCAGACAAAGCTTTATTTGCTTTACTTAGCTCGTCAACTTCTTGTATGACATCCAGTAGATCTTCAAGGAAGTTACCTGCTAGGTAGTCTATGTCTAGCTCTGTATATTCTAAATCATCTTCAGCTAAATCATCCTGTTCTAGCTCGTCAAACTCTAAGAAGTCTACGTCCAGTAAATTATCTACAGCAGCAGCTGACTCGTCTGTTTGAATCTCTTTAGTCTCTGGAGGATTTACAATGAGCATATTGTCAATCATATCTAGTGTTAGGTCTAGTATAACAGAAGGAGTAGGAGGAGTTTCAAAGTTGTATACTGTAGTAGCTTCATAGGCTTTGGTAAGGACTACCTGTCCTAGTGCTGTGTCTACAGTTATTTCACCGCTAGAGTTACCAAACTCATCAGGGAGTAGGATCACTAAAGTCTCTCCAGTTTCTTTAACTGTTAACGTGAAATCTGTGCCACGAATCCCAATGGTGGCTGCATTGGTTTTAATGCTAATGTTATCTTTAGGTATACGTCTTTTAGTTTTAGAACTTATGAATCTGCCAGTACCTTTGACAAAGGATAAAGCTATTGTAGATTTAGCTGGATCAGGATCGAATACAAACTTATCTATGATTACGTTACTGTGTTCTGTTAGACGTATTGTTGTATCATCTCTGAACGTAACACCCATTCTGCCTTGCGCAGTTTCTAGTTTGTCCATAGAGTTAAGCGAGAAATCAATCTCGCTCTCATAAGGTTTGTCTCGTACTACTCTGGTATTGCCGTTTAACTGTGTAATGCTTCCAATATCAACATCCAACGCTTGTGCCTTGATCATCTTGGTTAATGCAAACTGTACCGTTAGAACCAGTAGAAGTAACTTTAAGCCAGTCATTATCTTGTGTGCTTTGCTGATCCACATCAAAGGCTCTTGAGCTTCCTGTGTGTGTAAGGTGAAAATACCCTTGCGCATAACCATCTCCATCATAGTTTACTGTGTTACTGTTACCATCTATACTCATATAGTTAGTCGCTGAATCTACATCAATGTCAGCGTTAATAGTATTACTAGAACCTTGCACAGTCCAATCTATATCTGCACCACTTGCCAAAGCTGCAGTAGCTA